TTCTATTATTGCTCAAATTAATGTGCAAGATATTAATAGTGTTCAAGCACAAGCACAATCTACAAGTTCTGTAGAATCATCAATTTCAACTACAGATGCTTATATTAGTCAGTATATTAATATTGCTTTAAATAAAACTTCACCTTTTATTGCACAAACTGCTCTTCCTCCGTCTACCGTTCAATTCATATCTCAATCGTATGGCACAAGTGGTAGTTCTGTAACACAATATTATCTTTATCCAGTAGCAGTGCAAGGTTCGGGTTTAAATGTTACAGTATCTTGGAATACATTTAATGCTGCTTCATATTATAAAATATTTTTTCAAGATTTTTCTAAAAATGTACAAACTGCAATATCTTATACAGGAACGACTAATTTTGCAGCAACCGTGCCAGGGGTAGCAAACATTACTGTAACCGCTTATGATGTTAATAATAATTTAATTACTTCACAACCAACAACTTTAACAATAACTGGCACAACAGTTGTAATACCAAATGTAACAACATTAGATTATAATACTGCTTATAATCAACTACAATCTTTAGGTCTTACAGTTTATACATCTGTAATTTCTTCTACACAATCACAATATCAACCATACAATGCTTTAGGTGGTTATGTATTAAGCCAATCACCCCTACCTGGCCCTTATATTAATATTTTAGCAATTACTTTAACTTTAATTATTTATACACCTCCAACAGCTACTGTTCCAAATATTGTGGGATTAACTTTAAATAATGCTCAAAATGCTTTAACTCAAGTAGGTTTAGTATTAGGAACAACAACATCTCAAACAACTTCAAATTCAAGTCAAGATCAATATGTTTTTTCACAATCAGTTAATCCAGGAACAGTCGTAACAGGTGGAACAGCAGTAAATGTAAGCTATTACTCTTATTCGGCTTCCGCCCCTGTTGGTGTCTCACCAGTTGGTGTTGGCGTAGGAGTTGGTGTAGGTGTAAGCCCAGCACAACAAGATAGCATAGGTTCAACTTCTTATACTGCATATCCAAATGGAACAGTTACACTAAATATTAGTGGACCCCAACCACTTACAAATATTTCTGTTAATGGAGTAAATCAAACAATTTTTGGTGCATTAAATGCATCTTTTACTGCACCTTCATCATATGGAACATATGCAATTCAAGCTTTTGATGGAGAAGTTCCGCTATTATCTGCTGCTACATTAACTGTTATACCAGTGCCAGTAGGCGTTGGAGTGGGTGTTGGTGTTGGAGTGGGCGTTGGAGTGGGTGTCTCACCATATTATTGTTTCTTTAATCCACCAGTTGGTGTTGGAGTGGGTGTTGGAGTGGGTGTTGGTGTTGGAGTGGGTGTTGGAGTGGGTGTTGGTGTTGGAGTGGGTGTTGGAGGGGGAGGGTGTTTAGCTTATGGAACAATGATAAGACTCTCTAATGGAAGTTCTGTTGAAATTGAAAGATTAAAAGTTGGGATGGAGCTAGATACTGCTTATATTCCAAACTATCCTCAAACTGAAGATCCACAAGATTGGTCACCAGCGTCTGTTTGGTCAACAAAAACTTTAGAAGGAATTGTTCCAATTACAACATTTGTTAAATCAGTTAAGCATAGAATTAATCAGGGGTATTATACAATTAATGAATTTTTAAAAATAACATGGGAACATTATGTATTTGTAGAAAGAAATGGCGAGTGGCAATTTTTACAAGCACAAGATTTAAAAGTAAAAGATAACTTAATGTCTTTTCAAGATAACAGCATTATACCAATTAATACTATAACTTATGACAGCAAGATGACTATGGTAGTTACACTAGAAACTGGCCCAGATCACCTTTATTACGCAGATGATATTTTAGTTCATAATTACCGACCACCAACAAAACAATAAGGTTTTTATATGAAAAAAACTATTTTTATTGGTTTTCCAGCTTATAATGAAGAAGATATTGATTTAACAATTACAACAGCTTTAAGTAATGCAAAGTACCCAGAAAATGTTCATTTTGGAATATTGTTACATTATACTGACGGCAACTTTCCAGATATATCAATGTATCCAAATGTTAAATATGTTAAATCAGATTATTCAATAGGATTAGGCACTGGGCAATCAAGAAAAATTGTTGCGTCTTTATATGAAGACGAAGATTACTATTTACAAATAGATGCTCATACAATATTTAAAAGTAATTGGGATACAATACTTATTAAAAGGCATGAAGAATTAAATAAACTTTTTTATAAACCCATTATAACAACTCTTGTACCAACTTGGTCAAAAGACGATTTTGGCAATATTTTAAATCAAGATGATAAAAAAGATATGTCTGATATAGAACCTTGGGGCATGACTTTTAGAGAGATTAATGAAGATATTTTTGCCAACACTGGATTACCAACACCACATCCTCAAAAAATAAATTTTAAAACTTTTTATCATGAGCAATATTTAATTGCAGCAAATTTTCTTTTTACAAAAGGCACGTATCTTGAAGAAATTCCTTTTGATGTAAAAATTAAATACCATGAAGAAAATATAACTGCTATGAGATCTTGGACTAGAGGTTATCAATTTTTTGCAATCAAAGAAGACACAATGTGGACAAGAGCCATGCATAATAAAACTATGCCTGAAAATTCCTGGAGAAACATGCTTTCTGTAAAAGATAAAAATAACGTAACATTTTATCATCTTGCAATAGAAGGGCTTTTAAGAAATAAAGATCTTTTGACGGGTAAAGTTTTAGGTAAATGGGGTGCCCCATCTCAACAAGATTTAGATGATTATGAAGAAGTATCAGGAATTAATTATAAATTATTTTATGAGCAAATGGAGCAATTTGCCAAAACTGATAAAGCCGAATATACTAGAGCAAGGCATATTTATGATTTAGAAAGAAGTTATAATGTTTGGTAAAAAAAATAAAGATCAAAAACAGTTAATTGAATTCTATCCTTGGACAGAAGACGTATTTCAGATAGTTGACGGTCCTGTTTCAGCAATTAAAAATGTTCCTGATTTTTGGAAAAAAATGCCAAAATATCATAGAGGAGATGAACTTGTTTTAGGTCCATTAGATAATAAAAGTGTAAATGCATCTCTAAAACACTGCATGGTTTATTTAGATGCACTAACAGGTGGCTACCATTATGTAACTTGGTGTGATATTGTTGTTAAAAATGTCAGAGGTATTCCACAATTAACTTGGAGGCCAGATACGCTATCGCCTTTAGCTGTTAGACATGTAGAACAATATCCTACACCACCAGGGCATTACAACGCACACTTTTCTTGGAATATGCATTGGGGTGTAAAAACGCCAAAAGGTTGGTCTACTCTTTTTACACACCCCTTAAATCGAACAGATTTACCTTTTACGACAGTTTCAGGAATTATGGATACAGATCAATACTGGGGTGCTGGAAACGTCACATTTCACATTAAAGAAGGTTTTGAAGGGATAATCCCAGCGGGTACGCCATATATGCATGTACTTCCAGTTAAAAGAGCTGAATGGGAAAGTAAAGTAAACAAAGATCTGCAACAAAGTGCACATTGGGCAATGGAAAGAAAGAAAAAATACATTGTTGGGTATTATAAAAAGCATCTTTGGGTACCAAAAAGATATAGATAGTAAGTAATTTTGGCAGGTAACTGTTCAATATTTAGGCTTTACCTAGTAGAAATGGTATTATAAGCATATGGGTAAGATGAAAGTAACACCAGTTGATGAAGTTAATTGGGGCATGTATGTTTGGCAGATGCCAGACGGTTCTGTTGTAAGAGACGAAGAAGGAGCTTATTTAAGCATTCCTTCAATGCGTGGAGACATCAGGCAAATTAATAAATTAAAAAAAGCGGCAAAAGAATATGATTTAGATGAAGGTCAGCCCCTGTTCTTTTCTGGTCACAGACCCGTTACCGATGAAGAATTAGAAGAACAAAAATCTCGGGCAGAATTAGGTTTAGTTCCAGACCCTCAAGATTTACCAGCAATGATGGAATACGTTAAAGAAATGCGGGAGATGGAGTTAGGTTAATATGGAACACAATGTAACAATTATGAATGATGATGAAGGCGATGAGGTACAGATTACCTCAGATGCTGATCTTGGCATTTTTAGAAAAAGAGAACAAGAATTTCCTGATCCATTTTCACAGCCATGGGAAGAGATTAAAAAGTCAGAAGGATTAAGTGCAAACTTTAGAAGAAATGCTTCAAGACTAGAAAAATCCTTTACTGGTATTCAAGATGCTAAATCTAAAAAGCTTGACCCATTAGATTTAACAGGATATTCATTATTTCAAATTGTTCAACCTCCATACAATATGCTTTATCTAGCACAACTTTATGATGTATCTCCATATCATCACTCTGCAGTAAATGCTAAAGCAGCAAACGTGGTTGGTTTGGGGTACAAGTTTGATAATACTTGGAACACAACATCTAAAATTGAAGAGGTTATGGATAACCCAAAAAAACTTGATAAATTGCGTAACAAGTTAGAGCAAGCAAAAGAAGAGTTGCGTAATTATCTTGAATCAATGAACTCAGATGATTCATTTATTGAAAATATGAAAAAAGTTTTTATTGATCTTGAGTCAACAGGAAATGCTTATCTTGAAGTAGGACGTACATCAACAGGAAAAATTGGTTATCTTGGACATATTCCTACAACCACTATGCGTATTCGTCGTCACCGTGATGGCTTTGTACAAGTTGTTTATAACCGTTATACATTTTTTAGAAATTTTGGAGACACAGAAACTCCTGATCAAATTGGTACAGATCCACAGCCAAATGAAGTAATTCATTTTAAAGTATTTACTCCATCAAACACCTATTATGGCGTACCAGATATCCTTGCAGCAAAAAATGCTGTAGCAGGCGATGAATTTGCACAAAGATTTAATTTAGATTACTTTGAAAATAAAGCGGTACCACGTTATATTATTACTGTAAAGGGTGCAAAGCTTACAGCTGATTCTGAGCGTAAGTTGCTTGAATTTTTCCAAACAGGACTGCGTGGAAGAAATCACAGAACCCTTTACATTCCTCTACCATCTGATGGTGAACAAGGTCGTGTAGAGTTTGATATGAAACCTATTGAAGCTGGAGTTCAAGATTCTTCATTTAAAAACTATGCTATTGAAAATAGAGACCGTATTCTTTTGGCCCACCGTGTACCAGTATCAAAGCTTGGTATGCCTGCAAATGTTTCTTTGGCAAATGCTAAAGATGCTGACAAAACATTTAAAGAACAAGTATGTCGTCCACGTCAAGAAGAGCTTGAGTTTAAGATTAACTTGATTATTAAAGAATTTACAGACGCATTTGTTCTTAGATTTAATGAACTTGCACTTACAGACGAAGAAACACAATCACGCATTGATGATCGTTATCTTAAGGATCAAGTTATTACTCCTAACGAAGTTCGTGCTCGTCGTGGCATGGCACCGCTTGAAGGCGGTGATGCAGTGCTTATTATTAATCCTAAAGCAGCACAAGATGCAGCATCTGATGCAAGTGGAAATAAAACACGTAGTCAAGATAGAACATTAAATGCTCCTGACAAGATGGGTACTGGACGTAACCCACAAGGAGAGGGAAGACAACAGGATTAATAAATGGCAACGCCACTTGATGTATTAAATGTTGCTAGAAGTCAAATAGGTTTTATTGAAGGACCTATGAATGAAAACCCATACGGAATATGGTATGGCATTCCAAACGCAAGTTATTGTGCAATGGGAATCAGTT